AAGGAAAATTACTAAAACTTGACACTCTTATCAAAAAAGGCTATAATAGGAGGGTAGGATGAGTGATAATTGGGAAAAATTTTCTTGTGTTATGCCGCACAGCTCACGGGTGCTTCTCGAAGACGAGCTTGACAGGATAAAATTGTTAGCTGATATTGACCCTGATGACGTTTTATCCGATGAGGTAGTGGCAGGTTTATGTTTAGAGTATATTGTAGCACTGAGTAGCCAGACTAGCGATGAGGAAATAATGTAATGTCAAACGTAAAAATAACAATTGGAGAAGTGAAATAAACTACAAACCTTGTAAAGTATGCCACATAGTAAAGCCTTTCACAGAGTTCAGTAAAGATTCTCAGCTTAAATCCGGGCTTAGTAATCATTGTAGAGCCTGTAATAAAATCAAAAACAGTAAACGCACGAGGGTTAAAAAAGGATTCAACTGGCAAGATGTTAGTAAGGGATTATCGTTGACTATAAATGAAGAGTTTAAGGGATTTTATAGAGGCTCGGACGTTGAAGTAAAGGGAAAAGTAGTAATGCAAAAAGGAAAAGTTGTTGATGAAGAATGGTATCAAGAGAAGTTATCGAGTATCCGAAAAGGAGTTAAAGGAGTGGTTAGAGGTTAAGAAATGAGTAGAACAGATAATAATTATCAACCTTTACAGAGTGAAAACACAAATATATGGCTTGGTGCTGAAGATTATTTCGCACAAGTGGAAGTTGCCAGGGAGGCAAGGAAATTCAGTAAAAGATTCTGTAAAGAGAATGAGAATTAGAAATGATTGACTGCGAATTCTTGGATAAGCACAATATCTGCACCCACCCAGCCTTGAAGAGACGCAAGGGTAGAAAGTGTGTCTATATCGACAGGGCGGTTACGGAGGAGTGGCGGTGCTTTTTCAGATTGCCGAGAAAGAAAGGAGATAATAATGTCCAATAACTATTATGGCATTACAAGCTGGGCAATAACGGTTTGTGATTACTGTAAATCAAATGGCCAGGTAGAATTATTAGAAATAAATGGGATGGTCGTAAGGCTATGCAAAGAATGCCTTGATAAATATATAAAGAAAGTAGGAGTTGCTAGTTATTAGTAAAGCAGATTAAGCAAAACGAGGAGAAACAGATGATAAAGCAAGATATTCTTAAAACAAAAAAAGAAATCTATGCAGAGACAATGAAGAAGTTATTGACTGTCTGGGATGATAATTTTTCGGAATTACAAAAACTACATAACGGAGTAGGTATAAGAAGCTCTCAAATAGGAGCGCTAGTAATGCTTCTGATTAAGAAGGGCATTTTGAAATAATTGATATATTTAGAAAGGAGCTTGAAGTGAATCCAGATTATGAAATATTATTTCAAGTGGGAGGATTATTTCTTGCACGGTGGATAACAGATGATAGTTATTTTGGCAAAATATTTGTAGGTCGTTTGAGAAAAGATGCATATGAAATATTGGCCTGGGAAGAAATGAATAATAGATTTGAAAGGAGAAAATGATGGTTTGTGGAAATTGTCAAGCTCCTCATTTAAGAATTGTAAGAAGTGAAAGGACAGGCAAGAGGATAGGGGAGGAATGTTGTTTTTGTGGTTGGTTACATATTTATGATGATGAGGAAGAAGATATAAAAAGGAGTCCACTATGTTCAACAAGCTAAAAAGATTTTCTACTATGACATTTGAACAGTGTATATATAGAAAAAAGTGTAAAGACTATCAAGAAGATTCGCATATATGTAATGATTGTTTCGCAGTTTTTCCTGATAATGATAATGCGTATTGCGAAACATATAGAAGGCTAAATAAGGAGAGAAGTAAAGGAGAATATGTATGTTCAACAAGCTGAGAGAGTCCATTAAGTCAACCAAAGGTAATAAATGTAAATTCAGAAAGGAATGTAAGCATTATAGAAAGAATTCATACACTTGTAATGCTAGCGTTGATAAGGCATATTGTGGGGCATATAAGAAGTTAGATAAGCCAAAGGAATTAGTTAGATGAGCAAAGTATCATTGAAAGGATTAAGAAGGCTATTTGAAGTTATATGGACGTTAAATGGGTATATTAGAGGGGAGAAGAGAATATGGAAGTAACACTAGAAGCACTTATTAAGAAGTTAGAAATCAAGTCGTTAGTGAGTTTAGATAAGGTAGCTCGGTTAACTTTGGATTTTTCTGCTGAAGATGATGAGGTGATAAATAAGGTGAACAGGCTGATGAAATCTGATTCTTTAGTAAAAATTACTATAAGGGAAACAGATGACGCTTAGTATTTTTAGATTTGAGAAGAATTTAGTGAGATTGAAAGATTTATATGTTGGTGAACGATTATCTCAAAAAAAGTGTGCGGAGATTATGAATGTGAGTCCAACGGCTATCAAGACTGGTTTGAGAAATCTACATATAAGATCAAGGGATTTGAGCGAATCTCATAAAGGACAGATTGCTTGGAATAAAGATTTAACAAAAAAAACTGATATAAGAGTAGCTAAATATGCAGGAAAAGCAGGTCTTGCTACAAAAAACAAGACGTATGAGGAAATACATGGAGTTGAAAAAGCTAGAAAATTAAGAGAAAAACGAAAGAAAGCTCGTCAAGATAAGACTTATGAAGAGATATATGGTGGAATTGAAAAAGCAGAGGAAGTAAGAAAGAAATTAAGTGATGCTCACTTAAATGGTGAATTACCAATAACACCGTTAAGATTTCGGATTAGAAATAGTTTTGAATATCGTCTATGGCGTTCTGATGTGTTCAAAAGGGATGATTTCACTTGTCAAGAGTGTGGTAAAAGAGGAGGGAATTTACACGCTCATCATAAAAAGACTTTTTCCTTGATTTTAGAATTGAATAATGTAAGAAATTTCAAAGAGGCTTTGGAATGTTCTGAACTTTGGGATATAAATAATGGTAAGACCTTATGTGAGAAATGTCATAAGCTGACTTTTAGTTGTTAAGATTATCATCAAAAAGGGTGAAGAGACAGTATGAAAGAGACACTGAAGCATAGCGAGATTTTTGAGTATTACTATAGTTTAGGCACTAAAAGAAATTTCAAGTTAGTAGAAAGTAAGTTTAATGTTAGTAATATGTCAGTTGCTAGGTGGTCAAAGGCATTTAACTGGCAGAAAAGGATTGGGCAACGGGATATAGAGAATGCTAAGAAATTAGAGGTCAAGATTGATAAGGCTATTGTAAACTCTAGGGCAGAGTATCGAACTTTAATAAAGAAGGTTGTAAAAGAATTTGAAAAGAAATTGAAGGCGGGTAAGATAAGGATAGACAAGCCTGAAGACCTGAGTGTAATGGCAAAGCTTGATTTACTTATGATGGGCCAGGCTACTGAACGAGAAGAGCATAAAGTTGTTCTTAATTTACCAGATGACTTAGATGAACATAAACTTTGATCTTTCTCATCTCCACGAGATTATAAATAATGTGTATTATCCTTTGTTGGAGAATCAGGATAGATACCTTATTTTATATGGTGGAGCAGGTGGGGGCAAATCACATTTTGTTGCCCAGAAAATTCTTATCCGAATTATTATAGGAATGAAGCAGAGGATACGGCATCGTTTTCTTACTCTTCGAAAAACACAGCCAGCAGTAAGAAAATCTGTATTTACTTTATTGAATTATTATATCTATCAATGGAATTTACAGAATTTTGTCAAAGTAAACAGAAGTGATATGTCTTTTCATTTTATTGGTGGCTCGGAGATTTTATGCGGAGGATTAGATGAGGTAGAGAAACTCAAGTCCATTGAGGGAGTAACAAGTGTCTGGATGGAGGAAGCTACCGAGTTCAATCAAAGGGATTTTAGACAAATCAATTTAAGGTTGCGAGGGAAGACTTCATCATACAAACAAATCATACTTTCTTTCAATCCGATAGAGAAGCTCTCTTGGCTCTATAATAGATTTTTTGAAAAATCGGGGGATAAAACTAAAATTGTTCAAACTACATATAGAGATAATTGTTTTATTGATGAGGAATATATAGAGGTTTTAGAAGGACTTAAAGATGAAGATGAGACTACTTATCAAATCTATAACTTAGGCCAATGGGGCGTCCTTAAAAACATTATTTATTCTAATTATGATTTAATAGACAAATGGCCTGATGGGATAAGCGAAACCATCCATGGTTTAGATTTTGGGTATAACAACGAAACTGCTCTTTTAGAGATAGGCATAAAAGATGAGGAAATTTATCTACGAGAACTTCTCTATGAGACACACTTAACAAATGAGGATTTAATTGAAAAACTCAAAAAACTAATCCCGAATAAAAGTAGCTCTATCTACGGAGATTCAGCCGAGCCTGCGAGAATACAAGAAATAAAGAGAGCTGGCTTTAATATTTATAAATCAGCTAAGGGCAAAAATAGTGTAAAAGACGGGATTGATTATGTTAAAAGGAAGAAGCTACATATTCTAAAAAGTAGTGTAAATTTGACAAAAGAGATTCAAAGTTATAAATATAAAGAGGATAAAGACGGAAATGTGCTTGAAGAGCCTGTAAAGTTTAGAGACCATTTAATGGATAGTTTAAGAATGGCACTCTGGACACACTTAGGGAAGAGAGCGAAGAGAAAGAAAGGAACAGCATATTTTAGAGGGATGTAATCAACTAAAAAATCATTTCAACTATTATTGGAGGTCTGATAAAAATGTTTGGAATAAAAAAGCAAGACATAAAAACTAAAGAAAAGAAAAGAACTGGAACAGCGTTTTACCGGGAAAGTAAATCTTCTTTCTTTCCATTTCTTCCAAAGAAAGAACGAATCGAAAAATCAAGCAAACAAGTGAAGGAAGAAGAGAAGTTTGCTGAATCAGAAGGTTTGATAAACAGACCTTACCCGCCAGAATCCTTCCAAGAGTTAAAAGAAAATTCTGAAGCCTTTTATAGTTGTGTTAATCAAATAGCAACTGATGTTGCAGGGCTTGGCTATAAACTAATTTTACGGGAAGGAGAGAAGGAGAATCCAAAAGAAAAAGAGAAAATAGAAATTCTTTTATCTCATCCGAATGACGAAATGGGACTTCGTCAAGTTTTTGATTTATTACTTCAGGACTGGGGGACAATAGGTTATGGAGCAATTGAAATTGTAAGGGAAGTCTCAGGGAAAGTGATAGAGCTTTATCCAGTGAGAGGGTCAACTATCTGGGTTCACAAATCAAGGGAAAAGTATTGCCAAAAAGTCGGGTGGGATAATAAAGTTTGGTTCAAGAGATTTGGATTGGAGAAGGATTTTTCAGCTAAAACTGGTAAAGAAGGACAATATTCCTTTGAGGAGAGGGCCAACGAATTAATCTTTTTTGCCACTCATTTCGGTAGGAATAATTTTTATGGAGTTCCTAATGTCCTCCCGGCAATAGCATCGGTCATGTCTTTGAGAGAAATTAGAAACTATAATCTTTCCTTTTTTAGAAATTATGCAGTCCCTGCCTATGTGATAGTTTTAGAAAGTGGTAAGGAAGGTGAAGGGTGGGATGATGATGCACAAAAAATAATAACTAAGTTTATGGATGATGAAATAAAGGGAAGTGATAACGCTAATAAGACCCTGGTATTGAAAACACCTGAAGGTGGAAAGGTTACTTTTCATCCTTTATCTACCGCTGAAAAAGAAGCATCTTTTAGAGGCTATCTACAACTGCTAGAAGATGATGTGTTGATGGCTTATTCTATGCCTGCTTACCGAATTGGAAAGAATATTGTAGGTAAACTCGGAGGTTCTAATATAAAAGAAGCTACAATCGTATACGTCCACTCAGTAATTGAGCCTCTTCAAAATACTTTAGAAGATATAATCAATATCCAGATTATTGAACAAGGACTGGATTGTCACTCATATAGGTTTAAATTTAATGATATAGATATACGGGATAGAGATGCCGATGCGAAAAGATACAATTCCTTAATAGAAAGAGGTGCTATGACTCCCAATGAAGTGAGAAATCTTTTAGATTTGGGAAAACCTTACACTGAAGGAAATCGGTTTTACATCAGTAGTGCCTTGGTTGATATAGGTGAGCAAGAATTAGAGAAGCAAGATAAAAAGGAGATGAAGTTCATAGTCGAGCAGGAGAAGTTGAGAAAGGAAATTAAGAAGATTAAAAAGAGCGAATGAATAAAAAAAGTTTGACTAAAGAGGAAGATAAGATAATGGATTTAATAGGTGATATTTGGAATGGATTTAACAAATTGCCTATTCAACACCCTGATGATTTGTTTGAATTTAAATTTGGTATTCATTATTTACAGGGTTTGCTTATGCAAAGAGTGGTAAGAAGAGATTACCCAAAAGAATATTTTAAGATAAATAAATGAATTTAACTTTAACTAAACTTAATAAAATGGATTTAGCTATCTCAGATTTTTTTGAGAAGATAGACCGCAAAGGTCGTATAGCCCGCCGCCTGCGCAGAGCAATGGATAAGTCCGCAAAGTATCTAAGACCGAAAGTAAACTTATGGTTGGAGAATATGAAAAGACGAATCCTCAGAGACCTCACCCGCAAGTTTGCCAAAGACGTAGCTATGGATATAACCACTGAGCTAACCGACTGGGAATGGATTCAGAATAACGGAAAGGAGACCTTGAAGCCCGCTATGCTGAAGATTTTAGGCAACGGGGCAAATGAGGCTTTCGTAATAGCTGGAATCGAGGCGAGGTTTGACGTGCTGAACCCGAGAAGCGTGGCCTGGGCAGAAAAGCACTGCGCTAAATTGGTTAGAGAGGTAACAAACGAAACTAAAAAGGGAATTAAGGAAATTATTAGACGAGGAATAAAAGAAGGAAAAGCTATGCCTCGGATTGCTAAAGAGATAAGACCACTGATAGGGTTGACAAAACGTGATATGTTTGCTATAGTTCATTTTGAAGAACGTTTAATTATGGAGCGTCCAGAACTATCTCAGCGAGAAATCGATAGAAGGGTAGATGTATATTCTCGTAGAAAGCACCGAAGGCGGGCGGATATGATTTCAAGAACAGAATCGGCATTTGCGCAGAGTGAAGGAACGCTCCAGGGATACAGAGAAGCGGGAATAGAAAAAGTGGAATGGTTGGCGGCAGCAGATTGTTGTGAGGAATGTGGGGCGCTGAATGGGAAAACTTTCAAGGTGGAGGAGGCCAGCGGAATGCAGCCAGTGCACCCATTGGGGAGGTGTTGTTTTGCACCAATATAATAAAAGTGGAATAATTTTGTTGCTAGGGCATAATACTATCAAAATCCCCAAAACTGGAACACCGATGGATAAAGGGGAAAATGCGGGTTAGTAACTGAGTGAATAGAATTGTTAAAAGGAAGAGTGATGACCAAAAAGCAGAAAGCAAGATACGGTAAAAAGTGGAGAAAACTAAACAAGGATAAAACGAGAGGATATTGTAAGAAGTATCGGAAGGAGAATAAAGAAAAATTACAGCAATATGGGAAGGAATACCGTAAGAAAAATAAAGAAAAAATACAGCAACACAAAAAGGAATGCCGTAGGAAACTGCGACAATATAAGGAAAAGAATATAAGGGAAAGTGAAAAAAAACGACAAGAAATATATAGACAATATCTTAATCGTGACCCTAATTACAACCGTGACCGACTAAATAGTAATATTGCAAAAGGAATTAATAGCTCGCTTAAAGGTAGGAAGGATGGACGTCACTGGGAAGATTGTGTAGGTTATACTTTGAAACAGCTCATAAAACATCTTGAGAAACAGTTTGGAGAAGGAATGAACTGGGAGAACTATGGAGCTTGGCATATCGACCATAAGATTCCTCAATCAATCTTTAACTTCACGAAGATAGAACATATTGACTTCAAGCGTTGCTGGGCGCTTAGCAACCTTCAGCCTTTGTGGGCTTTAGATAATCTTAAGAAAGGGGATAGAATTACTAAACCTTTTCAATTATGTTTACCGGTAGGATAAGATTTTTTGAAGAAGTAATAATGAGCAAAAAAAACTAGAAATTAATAGAGGTGAACTGATTTGAGAGTAGAAGAGATTGATGAGAAGAAACTAAAGCAAGCTAAGGATAACGAGCTTTACAGCCTCAAACTAAGATGCCTGCAAATATGGCAAAAGATAGTAGGTGAGAAAAATGTTAGCAAGAAAAGAACTTTTAGAAAAGTATAAGCTCCTGAAGACCGAGATGCAGAAAAGAGGCTTGAAATTTAGCTCCAATATGCCTCTAGACAAAGCCTCGTTCAAGAAGGCAATGGTCGGAATAGATGTAGAGAGCCTCAGCGACGTTGTTATTATCAAGGATTATGTTTCTATTAGCGGTCCCTTCGTAAAGTCTTCCAGGGAGGCTAAGGTAGTTGATATAGTTATCAAGGATGATGAAGAGAACAGGGATGAGGAGCTGGAAGAGCAGATAAGCGAGGCTGTGCAGAGTGAAACTAAAAAGAAATGTAAGTTTACCTATAGCAAGGCTGATTCGATTTCCTCTTTTATACCATTATTTGATAAAGTGATCAGGGCAAAAAAGGAAACGAGGAAAGTAGAAATCAGCAAACCAGAAACTATCGAAGATTACCACAGGATTCCCGTGAGAGAATGCAAGATAACGGCTACTATCGATATTTCCGAGAAGGACGGAATAAAAGCCCTCTATTGCGGCAAGGAGAAGGAGATAGCGACATACCTTTTTCCTGTAGATAAGTTTACTATGAAAGAGGCAAAGGCTTGGATAAAGGAGCATTCTAAGCAAAAGTTTGATAAATCAGTTGGTGGAGCGAAAAACCTCCCTCTTGATGATACAGTTAAGTGGGATGCTGATGCTGCCGTGAAGAGAATGAGGAAACTGGCAGGTGGGCCAGACAAGGATAATATGGATTGGAGCAAATACCGCAGGGGTTTTGCTTGGTATGATCCTGAGAACAAAGAGAACTTTGGAGCATACAAGCTCCCCTTTGCCGATGTAATTGACGGTAAACTGACTGCGATTTGGGGAGGAATATTCAGGGGACTAGCAGTGCTTCTTGGAGCAAGAGGCGGAGTTGATGTTGGAGACGACAGGAAAGCTGTCTATAATTTCTATATCAGCTATTACAAAAGATTTGACAAAGAGCCACCAGAGTTCAGAAAATATGAGGAAGTAGAGCTGAAGAAAATGTTTCCAGAGGAGGAGATGGAAAAGATAGACTTCCAGTTCAAGAAAATTGACAAGAAGGAGCATATAGTTGGAGGTGTAGTTTACGGAGTAAGCGGTGGGCCCGATACACAAGGGGATACTGCAAGCAAAGAGGAAATCTGGAAAGCATTAAAGAAGTTTGCAATTAATAAAGGTAATATAAAAGTAATGCATAAAGGCAAAAAACGAAATATTCCAATAGTCGAAAACTATTTTGTGGAATCCGATACATTTAAGGGAGGAACTGGACCCGAACATTTATTGAAAGCAGGTGATTGGTGGCTGTCTCTTTACTTGGGTAATGAGAAAGAGATCTTCAATGATGTTTTGAGTGGAAAGTTGACAGGTCTGAGTATGGGAGGATTTGCGAGTAGCACTTGACATATTAAAATACTTTATTATAATAAATAATAATTAGGTTGGTAATGTTTGAAAAGTTAAAGGTTCGGTAGAGTTCCCTTTCGAGGGAAGCTCATGAAAGAACGCTTTAAGCTTTCGAGAAATTATACGAGAGTTTAAGACGTTCTTTTTTTTGTTAGATACCAAAAGAGAGGTAATTTTGAATGGGCAGAAAATTGAAGGAGATCGAGGTTCAAGAAATTAGTCTCGTTGATGCTGCTGCAAATCGGAAAAAATTTCTAATCGTCAAGAAGGAATTAGGTGAAGGAGCAGGCATTGGGGGGCCACGACAGGGACTCGGAGGTGCTAAGTATTGCGTATGCCCTAAATGCGGATACTCAATCGAGCATGCTCAGATTGGCGAAGGCAAATCAAAGCCTTGCGCTCAGATTAAGTGTCCTGAGTGTGGCACTAAAATGGTTGGCTCTAAGACTAAGGAGTTGAGTAAATTGAAGAAAAAAGCTCATATTTCGATAGATAGTGACGGGACTATTAAAGGAACTAAGATACTTGTGGATGGAAAAGAGATAAAGGATATTACAGACTTTTATTTTTCTTTTTATAAACCAAACACAAGGGGAGATGAGGTAGCTATAAATCCAATTTCTTGTTCTTATTCAAGAGTTACAGAATCCGAAGATGGTTTTAAGCATACTGATACTTTCTATCTATCTAAATCACTGGAGGTGATACAAATGAAAGAGTTGAAGGAGATTTATAAAGACTTGACCGATGAAGAGTTCTCGGAAGAGCAAATTAAAAAAGTAAAAAAGCTTTCCGAAGAAGCTCAGAATGTAATCAAGAAAGCACTGAATTCACTAGGGGAATATAAAAACGATATGCCTCAGGATCTTAGAGATGCCGTGAAGATATTAGCTAAGAATGCTATTGGTTCTGGAGCTGAGGAAATCAAGAAGTCTGACGAGCCTTATAAACTCGAAGAAGTGCTAAAGGCGTTGGAGAAAGTTCACCTGGAGAAGGCTGGAGCTAAACTCTCCAAGAATACTAGACAGCAAATCCAGAAGGCTATTGATGCTCTGAAAAAACTTATTGAGAATGATCTGAAAAAGGATGACGGAAATCCTGAACTCAAGAAGGAACTAGAGGAGATTAAAAAAGCGGTGGATAAGCTGACCGAAAAAGATGCCGAAGATTCTAAAAAGGAATTGAAGGATCTAAAGGAACGTCTGGAAGTTATCGAGAAAGCCAAAGGAATAAAAAAATCTATCGATGGTAATGGTGAGAAGGAAAAAGACGATAAGGTCAAATGGCCATCCTTTTCCGTCTTGGATGAGGAATAGTTGTAAATTAAAATTGTAAATAAAGCGAGGTGTTAAAACATGATAAGCAATAAAGAATTGTTAAACAAAAAGAGAATCCAGAAGATGGTCTCTCTTGATATAACTTTTGCAGCAGAAGAAGCCGACCGATTCATCGATTATATAGTTGACGAATCAGTGCTGAAGGACAATGCTCGGATTATAAAGATGGCTAAGGAGTCGAAGAATATCAGAGCATTGGGGTTGGGGACTGGAAGATTCCTAAAACCAGCCGCAACCTTTTCATCTTCTGACTACAAAAAAGAGTTATCTCACGATCTCATAACTCTATCAGCCAAGAAAGTAAGAGGCTGCATAGTGATATTTGATGACGATTTAGAGGATAATATCGAGGGGCAGGCTTTCACTGACCATCTTTTGAAAATGATTGCTGCGAAGATAGCCAACGAGCTAGATGAGGCATACTGGATTGGGGACACAGCAGGGAGTTTTGGAAGCGACGATATAAGAGGACTCTGGGACGGTTGGAGATACAGAATCATCAATGGTGATACTGATGGAGATGACTACTATAATGATGTATCTGGAGGCTCTAATATTCTGGATGCGGAAAGTGCTTTTGAGTTCAATACTGAGAAGACAATCGCAGAACAGGGCGGCGCAGGTTACGACTGGGAATTCAAGTTTGGAAAAATGCTTAGAACGCTTCCTTCCAAATATAAGAAGGGAGGACTAGCTAATCTGAGATTTTTCTGCTCTGACCAGGTAGTCCAGGATTACATCGAAGCTCTGGCAGCGAGGTCTACTGTCCTGGGTGACAATGCGATTCTCGGTAAGGGGCCGACTCAGTACGGAACTGTTCCTCTTATTAGCTGTCCTCTGATGCCTACGAATCTTGCCACTGATTACGCAGATTACAGTGATGGATGGGCAGGAGCTAAAACTGACTGCCTATTAACTCATAAGGGCAACCTTATAGTGGGAATCCACAGAGACATAAAAATGGAGTCCCAGAGAGAGGCGGCCGACGAGGCTACATATTTCTACTACAGTCTTCGTGCAGACTTGGCAATCGAAAATATAAATGCGTTGGTCCTCACAAAGAACCTGGAAGTAGGGATAGGTTTTAAGGCAAGCTAATGAAATATCGAATAATCAACCACGGGAATACGAGGAAGCTCCCCTACAAGGGAAAGTATTATTTCCTGAAGAAAAAGGGAGGCTTTGAGACTGAAAACAAAGGGGTAGCTGAGGCTCTCTCTAGTTACCCCTATATCGAGGCTAGGAAGATTGAGAATTTTGAGGGAAAGACTATCCAGCAATTAAGGAAGATTGCCAGTAAGAAAGGCATAAGCTGGATAGGCCTGAAAAAAGTTGATTTACTGAATAAACTAAACGAGTGAGGTGAATAAATAATGGCTAAAAAAAGTGTAGATTTAAGTGCAGATGTTGACATAGGCCAAATGGTTTCAAGACGAATAGCGGAAGCATTCAAGTATGGTATTGAGTGCGATATGATTTATGGGAAAATGCTGTCAGGAGCATCTGAGCAAGAAATTCATGTAGCAAGTGCTACCCAAAATTATGTAGCTGGTACACGTCGCGTGACGCCTGAAGGTCGTGTTTACAAATATGGTAAAGCAACGGCTGAAATTGGGCATATGGGATCAGGTTTAAAATTCTGGTCTTTGCTTAGTGATGGAATAGGCTACAAAGCCCCAAAGCAAACTCAAACTACCAGCGAATCTACTATTTGGCTTGATTCTGGTAAAGGGGATGGTGGAGTCACTAAAGATGAGTTAGTCGGTGGCTACATTATAATCCACACCCATACTGTTTCCAATGATATGGTTCGTCGTATTATAGCCAATACGCTTGCTGATGGAGATGGTTATGTTACGATTACAGTTGATAGACCCTGGGATTATGCTATTTCCACAGACTTTGGTACTGAAACATATCCGAATCCCTATATGAATTTGCGTCAACGAATTGCAGCGGGTGATTATCCTGCAGCAGGAGACAGGCTTTCGTCTGTTGCTGGTATGCCGACAGTAAGAACTGCTGTTGCAGATAGGTTCTTATGGCTTCAAACATGGGGACCGTGTTGGGTGACTCCAGAGGGCGATGTTGGAGGTAGTGTTGCCGATGATAGACGAGGTTGCTTCTTTGATTATGAAGGCAAAATCATCAAGAAGTCAGCTGATGTCCTTACTACTGATATTCAACAGTATGCAGGGTTTATCATCAATAGGGAAGACGCTTCAACTGGCCCGCCACTGTTTATGTTGCAGATTAGTCCATAAGTGAAGGAAAGGCTTTGGGGCCTGTGCCTTAAACAGGCCTGCCAAAATTTATTGGAGACGAGGTGATATAAATTGACAGTATTTCAAAAGAAAGAAGCAGAGTGGGGAATTAATACTGGGCGATATTATGGTTTGTCAATAGAGAATAAACCTACAACGGATATAGTCAAGGGTTCAGTCTTCATAGAGATAGATACAGGGAAAAAATTCATATACAACGAAACTGCCTGGGTAGAAAGGTTTGAACAAGGGAAAACATATCGTGAAGCGATGTCCCAAGCGGGGAAAACGTGGATGGAGAGTTTCCTCATAAATACTAATACGGACCTTGCTGACGAAATCGGTGCAACCTATACCACATTAAGCCTTATTGATGTCCATACTATTGCTGGATCAAATACCCTCGCAGTAGTTAATACAACTGATTTTACTGGCACTATGCACTATATTTATGATGTTGTGGTGACTAAAGCGGGGGCAATGGCAACTGCAGAGTTTAAGTGGCGCTGGAAGACCCTGATAAGCGACTGGAGCGACTGGACTGAAGGTGTGGTAACAGCAGCTGACAATGACCTGGGAAATAATGTAGTTATAAACTGGACTGGAATTACAAGCGTACTGGCTGATGAGTATAGAGTGCATGGGGAATGTAGTTGGCATATACCTGCGGATGGCTACAAGAGTTTCCTGACTCGATGGGGAATTCGATTTCTCGATGCTACCCCTGCACAAACATATGCTTATGCTCGACTATTAATCGACGACAATCACGTGTGGGAGATACTGGACAGGGCTTACAGCGGAGAAGATTTGCGAACTCCTTTATACTTGCTCGGAGACGGCATTAAGCAGATCAAAATGGAATTCAAAGAGATAACGAAGGCTGACGTGGAATATCTATATTTCTATATGCGAGGATGGGATGAAGCTATATAAGGAGTGAATAATGGCAGCCAAAGGCAAATACATTGATGATAGTTTGGTAGACAACTGGTCTGATGCGGGGATAACTAGTGATGCAGATAAACAAACAGTGATCGACCGCATTGAGGAGCAAGTAGAAAAGCTCACTCACGACTATTTCTATTCAAAAGATTTCTCCATAACTTTAGACGGTAATGGTAAAAGTAGATTATCTCTCGGCTTAATCCCTGATATTCTATCCATCAGTTCTGTCAAAATCAGCGATATTACCCTTGCCTCTGCTTTCTATGCTTATGATAAAAATACAATTTTCAGGACGGCTACTACAACTGGGCAATGTAAGTCTATTAATGGGATAACTTTATCTGGCTCTAATCCTATATCACTGGAAATCACAGCACACGGATTCATTTCAGGGGAGAACATCAAGCTGATTAGTATAGCAGGCATTACTCCCAGTCTGGACGGCGAGTATGTTATCACAAAAGTGGATGCTAACAATTTAACCTTGAACGGAACAGATAGCAGTGATTTTACTGGCACGTTCACCTCGGGCACAGCCTGCTTTGCTTCCCTGGCAGAATTTCATTATCAGGGATTAACCACAAAAGGATTGTTCCCAGCCGGGATAGAAAATATAGCTATAGTTGGAAAATATGGTCATAACACCTGTCCTGAACAAATTAAAAAGGCTACAATTGTGCTCTGTAGAGCTTCTAATGATTCTACTTTATATACTCATTATGCAGATATGGAAAGTGAAAAATTAGGAGATTATGCCTACAATCGAGGAAATAGGAAATTCTTGACAGGAATTCTGGAAGCGGATTCTCTTTTAACTCCATTCATTCGGAAGAAAATTCTTTTGGGAGCTATATAATGCAACACTTATTTAACAACAAGATTTCTTTTGAACGAGTCTATGAGACAACTAATGAGATTGGAGGAAAGACTACGGTCTGGGCTATATTGGAGAAGTTGAACATAGAAGTCATAAGCGGAACTTTTGAATTAGATGAGGAAATTACTAATGGAGAAGACCCTGAGGCCACGGCATACATAGGGAAAGTCGGAGCTGACTACCTGGAAATTTATACTAGAAGCGATACTGATTTCCAGAAAGATGAAACTATCACTGGCGGAACTTCTGATGCTACAGCAAAGATAACTAGCATTGTTACTTTGAAAAACTTACCTTGCCGTCTTCAACCATACTCAGGTAGGGAGCGTTATCTCTCTGGCAAGACAGGAGCATTCGTTACTTACGGAATGTTTATACGAGTCCCTGCTATAAGCATTTCTGAAAAAGACAGGGTTAAGTTTGGTAGTAGAACTTTTGAAATAGACCTCGTGAAGAATTGGGACGAGATAGACCGATATTACAAACTTAGTTTAGTGGAATTAACTTAATGCACATACGACTGAAAAAAGACTGGCATTGGTATTACAGAGGTAGTATAATTGAATTAGACGAATCGGAAGCAAAGGAATTAGTGAGAAATAGAATTGCAGTTTATGCTTCGAGTCAATCGAGTATGACTAAACGGGATTTAGATTACGCACTTCGGAGAAATTGAAAGGGAGGTAAATCACTAATGAGTGGAGAAGACTCAAAGAGATACGAACAGACAGAAATTAGGCTCACAAAAATAGAGATGATATTAAGTGAGATTAGAAAAGGTTTTGGGAATCATCTAAAAGAACACGATAAATTATCTAATCGATTGTTTATTCTATCGATGACTCTCTTGGCAGGTTTTATCAGTTTAGTAGGAGTGACAATAGTTTTGCTAAAATGAAAAGGAGATGAATAGTGGAAAAAGTAAGTGTGCTTGTTCCCACACGCCAGCGTTATAAAAAACTGGCAAAATGTTTGACTAAGCTTTTTGAGAATACGGTATATCCTAATTGGGAAGTTGTGGTAATTACAGACAAGGACGATCCTGAGTCCATCGATATTATTAAAAAGCTACCTTTTATTGAAGATGAGAATGTAAAGATATTTACTAAAGAAAAACGAGAGATGTATGTAGGCAAAATCAATGAGGGTTATCATAAAACAGATTCTCCTCTGATAGTTTTTCTTGCAGATGATGTCGAAGTTCAACCTAATTGGTTGACTGAAGCGGTTAAGACTTTCAATGAAAGTTTTTCTGATAAAATGGGACTTGTTAGCTTTCAGGATGAATTCGATAACAAGATTGCTCCCCACGGATTGATCTCAAGAAAATATGTCGATGAATATCTGGACGGAAACATCTTTTACCCTGGATACGTTCACTATTGGTGTGATACTGAATTAACTGTCAGAAGCAAAAGGTGGGGTCGATTTGCCCATTCTCCCAAATCAGTGACTATTCATAGGTCAAGAGAGGGGATAGATGATTATGGAAAGGACGATGACCATATTCGTAGAGAAGCACGAACAACTCTAAAACAAGGGGAAAATATGTTGATTTTCCGGCAAGCTACGGGATTCTCTGATGAAATACCAGCAAGCAAACATTATGAGCTACCTAAAAAAGTTGTGGTAAGATTCATACCAACAGAAGAGATGTCTTTCTACAAGGGCTTCGGAGTTGATACAAGAGAAAAGCTTGACTGGGAAGTAGATAGAGAAACTGCTTTATTCTTATTAAAAAATTTTTCAATATGGTTCACTACTCCTGTTTTAGAAAGGGAATATAGCCAGAAGAAAAAGAGAATGGAAAAACTTAAAATACTAGCTTGTCTTTGTGTCTATAATGAAATGGACATTTTACCTAACCTTCTTGACCATCTTAAATCTCAGGACATTGACGTTTTTGTTTTTGATAATTACTCAACCGACGGGACGTGGGAATACTTAAAGAAAAATGGTATTGATTATGAGAAGTTGGATACTGGAGAGAAGCTGGATTTAGGAAAAATTATAGAAGCAAAAATGAGAAAATGGAATGAAGTAAAACCTGATTGGTGTATTTATCAGGATGCCGATGAGTTTCCCTTGACTTCGGAATTTTCCACTTTAAGGGAACTTATTGAGGATAGAGATAAGAAGGGATTTGATGTTATAAACCAACTGAGGGTTACCTTCTTGCCAGTAGGAGAAGAGATTTTTGATGGAAAGAGTCCTCGTGAAACCTTTCATTATTATGATAAGAACTACTGGTTTTCTTCTACTAATGCTTGCTCAGATAGAATATTCAAATACAAAAAGGGAATTCGGTTAAGTGGAGGAGCTCATCATATTCTATTTTCTTTACGGAGGAGCAAAGAGGGCCTTGATAATGTAATTTTCCATTATCCTTATAGAGAATTTGCAAAGAGACAGGTGGAAGAGAGAAAATCCAGGTCTTTAGAATCTGAAGTTAAGAGAGGTTTGCATAAACATTATTTCGAATCTTATCCAAAAGGTTTCATTTGGAGCAAAGAGGGGAAAGGGGATATAAGGAATTTTGAAGATCCCTTGCATAAATTTTATGAGAAATGGGAAATTGAGGAAACAAAGAAAATTGCTGAAGGCATTCAGGGCTGGGTTAGTGATAGGGAAGGTGCATACCTTTTCCAAAAGGCAAAGGATTGCTCAAAAGGCATAATTATAGAAATAGGATCTTGGAAAGGTAAATCAACTATCTGGCTTGGGAAGGGTTCAAAGATTGGAAACAAAATTAGAATTTATGCAATTGATCCTTTTGACGGTAGAGATTCAAAATTTATAACAATTCCCCAGCCTGATTATTCAGTTTTTGAAATTTTTAAGGATAATATAGAAAAAGCTGGACTGGACGGTTTGATAACTCCTATTGTTTCTCGCTCTCAGGACACAAGCGAGAAAATCAAAGAAGGAATAGAACTCCTTTTTATAGACGGCGCTCACGAATATGAGTTTGTAAAAAAGGACTTTGAGCTATATTTTCCGAAAGTAATTAAGGGTGGAATCATTGCTTTTCATGATGCGAATGAAAAAAGAGTTTTCAGAGAAGGAGTGATTAAGTTAATAGAAGAACTATCAAAAAGGCAAGACATAGAAAAGGTTAAAACTGTAGATTCAATAATATCTTGGAGGAAAGTTTGTTAAAAGTAGTAGTTACTATTTTAACGTATAGACGACCTGATTATTTGAAAAAAACGTTAGAATCATTTTTTGAAATGAATGATGCTGATAAATTTTTATTGACAATGCTAGTGCAAGATAGAGATAGGGGAACGGAAAAAGTTTTAGATAAATGGAAGAATCGAATTCACCACATTTCTTATCCAAATGTAAATTTAGGGTGTGCTGGAGGATGGAATTTCTTAATGGGAAAGACAATGGAATCAGGGCTGCCCTACGTGATACACCTAGAGGATGATTTTGTATCTAATGAATCAGTATCAAACTATCTTCCTGAGTTAATTAAATTAATGAAACAAAATAATATCGGCTGTATCAGATTAAGGTCAATCAAGGATAAAGTTAGTAGCCATAACATAATAACAAAGAAGGAAATAAAATATAGAAGGACGGGAAATATCGGTATTGGGAACGGGCATTTTACGTTTAACCCTACCATTACCAAGTTATCTGTTATAAAAAAGATAATTCCAGTAACGAGAGAAGGGGAAGCAATGAGAAAATATGAAAAACTGGGCCTGGAGACTGGGCAACTTTTCGCAAATTGTTTTTCTCATATAGGAAGGAAAAAGGCCTAAAATGCTGAAATGGAATGATAAACCTTTGAGGAAATTAGTAGAAGATAAAGCTAAAAGGAATATGATTGAGGCTTGTAAATTTTTGGATAGCTATATCAAGCATAGTATAAGTGGACCCTCTCCATCAGCACCCGGTGAGCCTCCAGGGGCAAAAACTGGGACACTCAGGCGGAGTATCACTTGGGAAATAGATAAAAAGGGAAACGAGCTAATAGGCAGAATCGGTACGAATTTGATTTATAGCTTGCCTCTTGAGTTCGGAACTTCTAAGATGTCGGCTAGGCCATTCTTGAGACCGGCATTAGAAAAAAATAAAGGCAGAATAGCAAAGATATTAGGCAAAAAATGATAGACATAAATTCATTGAGAACTGGAATATATACGAAATTAAATATTGCAAGCATAACAGATTTACTTAATGGTGGAATAAATCATTTTCACGCTCCCCAGGGCACTGAATATCCCTTTATCTGCTACTGGATTGTGACGGGAAGTAATGAGGACTCATTTACAGAGTGGAAGGATGAGGTTATCTGCCAGGTAGATATATTTAGTGATTCCTCTTCAGCATTAGAGTCTGGAGACATAGCCGAGAAAGTAGCAGAGCAAATGGATAATGCAGAGATAGTTGCTGATGGCTACTCGGTATATTTTTGCCAGAGGCAGGGGCCACCCAGACCATTATATGAGCCCGAAACGAAAATATTCCATTCGATTCTCGAATATCGAATAAAAATAGAAAAAAGTAAAACTTAGGGGGTGATTAAAATTCCAGGCGAAACAATGGCCGTAGCAGGATATAAAGGTGATGTATATGTTGGAACTACATCCGGTACGTTGAACGCAGTTTGCGAAATTGGGCACTGGACTGGAAGTATCTCTCGGGATTTGATTGATGTACCTAAATTCTCTGAGGATAAACACAGAATCTATGGAAAGAGAGATTTTTCAGGCTCTTTTGACGGAAGCTGGTATGCAAACGATGAGACGGGACAGAAAGTTCTTCAGGATGCTTTGCTGGCGGATGGCGGAACGGTAATCTATTTGAAGCTTCAGTCTGAGGATGATAAGTTCTATAGTTGTTGGGCTTTGATTAGTGGAGAAGCTCTCGATGTAGCTCACGAGGGGGCACAGACTGTTAGTTTTGACTTTAGTTCCAGCGGGAAAATAGTAGTTGGTTATACAAGTGCAACATAAAAAAAGATAAGGACTGAAGCAGTTTGCTTTGGCTAATCAGCTTCTTGAGCCACTCAGTCCTAAAAAGAAGCAAAAAAAACAAGGAGGGATTTTATGACTAATAATATTGATAGAACTACTGATATTCCAATAGAGGTAGAGTTTAATGGGAAAAAATACAAGTTAAGGCAGATTACTACCCAAGACTATGGCGAATTAATCCGCTATCTCAAAACGCTCTATATAGGTGAAGTTGGAAAGTCTATGAAAATAGCTGGGATTAGTGAGGATAAGGTTATTGCGGAGATAGGAAAGCTCCAGTTTGAGGAGTGGGGTACTAAAGGAAAAAATCAGAAGGAAATAGCCAAGCATTATGACGAAAGAGTAAAACCACTAATATCCTCTAACGAAGCGATGAGCTATATACTCTACATAGGGTTGAGAAAAGAGAATTCTGAACTGACCATTGAAGAAGCGAATGATATTGTGGCGAGCAGTCCCAAAGAGATGGGCGACCTTGTTACCTATGTAATGGGTGGAATCGTAGAACCCAAAAAAGAGAAAGGAAAAAACGTACCCAGAGTGAAGACGTAGATTACTTTTTCCAGCTTTGGACACTAGATTGGGATTTCGTTTTTGCTCAGTTAAAGAGATTTTATAGATGCTCAAAGGATGAATTTAAACGAATGACTTTGTATGAAATTTCTGCCTTGATGCGAGATGCAGAAAAGTTGGTGAAAGCAGAAAGTGGAGAAAAAATATCTAAAAAAACAGAGACACGGGAACAAAGAATACAAAGATTGAGAGATATGGCAAAAAGACACAAAGGACAAAAACCCAAACAGTTGAAATTAAAAAATGGCAAATATGTGCCTATGAGGTGATAATAAATTGGCAGTAGGAAGTAAGATCGGCGAAGCATATATACAATTAGAAGCCCGGATGGGTAAATATGAAGCCCAACTGAAGTCAGCAGAAGTAATGACTGGTAAATCAGTCGGCAAGATGCAGTCTAAATTTCAGGCTCTAGCTCCTACTTTTAGAAAAGTAGGCATAGGGATGGGTCTTGCCGGCGGAGCTATTACTGCAGCCGTTGTTGGAACTTTTAAAGCATTTACCGATTATGAAACAAAATTGGTGGATATGGCAAAAGTCACTGGCGAATCGTTTGAATCTATAGAAGAAAAAATCACCAGCATAGACCCTATTTTAGGCAGTAGCACTCAATTAATGGCTGGCTATTACCAAGTAATTTCAGCAGGTGTAAAGGACCCTGTAAAGGCTTTGGAGACTCTAACTATTGCTGCGCAAACAGCAAAAGCTGCGCACGTTGACCAATCAGAAGTTGTCAAAGGGATTACTAAAATGATGGCTGGTTACGAGGGTGCAATAAAAAGCACTTCTGAAGCTGCGGATTTGTTATTTAGTATAGAAAAAGAAGGTCAAACTTCTGTTGCAGAATTAATTCCTGTAATTGGTGGATTAGCAAAAGTATCTTCTGACCTGAATATAGACCAAATAGCTATGGCGGCATCAATGGCTACCATTACAAAAACGGCTGGAAGCACAGCAGAAGCGTCAACTCAGTATGAAGCAATTTTAACTGGATTGATGAAACCTACCGAAAATATGACTAAAGCTATATCAAAAATGGGTTATGAAACAGCAGAGGCGGCTATAAAAGAATTAGGTTTTGTGCAAGTATTGAAAAATCTTGAAGAAGAAACAGGTGGAAGTGCACAGGCTTTAGGTGAATTGTTTGGTCGAAAAGAAGCTATGATTGGATTTTCAGCATTGGGAGCTAAAGGGTTTGAAACTCTAAATGATACTATAGTAGAAGTAGGAAAGGGTGTAGGTAGTCAGAAAAGAGCATTCGATGAGTGGTCAAAATCAGGCCAGGCATCGATAGAGGAAATTAAAAATACTTTTGTCAATTTTGGTGTAGATGTTGGAAGAATATTAGCTCCGAAAATCAAGGAATTAATGGGAAAAATAACGGATATTATCAAAAAAATATCAGACTGGGCAAAAGCTCATTCGGGTATTACCTCAGCTATAGTCAAATTTGCAGTGGTTCTGGGGCCCCTTCTAGTGGGTCTAGGTGGCCTGCTGATGGTTCTACCTGGCTTAGTTACTCTAGCCCCTTTGGTTGGTGCGGCTTTTCATACTATGCTGGGGCCAGTCGGACTCGTCACCGCAGCAATAGCGGGGGCGGTAGCGGCATTCCTTTATTTCTACAAGACTAACGAAAAGTTTGCGGCCTTTATCAACAAAATGGGCGGAGCGATAAAAACTTTCGTTACAGACGCTTGGGATAGACTTGTCTGGCTTATTAAGAATTGGGGCGAGGTTTGGGAAGCAGCTAAACAGATAGTCACGGAGACCTTCAAGTTCATAGGCAAGACAATCTGGAAGGTGCTTACCAACAAGGACGCCTTTATTGCTTTTATTAAACTCTGGAGTCAATTATATATCTCAGTTGGCAAAATTATAACTGATACTATGGTGTTTGTAGGAAAGGTGATTGCCAGGGCATCCTCAATTATCTGGGCCCCTATTTGGGAATCTCTGAAGTGGTTAGGTGAGCAATTTGCTTACTGGTTCGGCAAGATAGAAAATGCCATACTCAAGGCAATCGGAACTGCGGTCAAATGGGTCACGGAAAAGTTTGTCAAGCTGGCCAACTTTATTACCCAGAAAGTGTTGAACCCTATCATTGCGGGCTTTGAATCTTTTGCCAATGCTATCCTCGGTTCAATCGGCTGGGTAGTAGAGAAGATAATCAGATTATTTGGCAAGTTGCCTAACTTCATTCTGAAGGCATTCGGGACTTCCAAAGAAGAGGTCAAACAGTTTGCGACCGACATCAAGGAAAAATTCGAGGTTGAATTAGGACGGATACCTGAAATAGCCGAAGACGCTCTTACATTTGAAATCCCTCAGAAGACCCTTCAAGAGCCAAAGAAGTTTGCCGACCGAATGAGCGATGCCTGGGAAATTATCAAGGCACAATACCGAGATATCCCTGGTGACCTAGCAATTTACCTTAAACAATTGGAAACAGAATGGAACGAAATTACGGCTGCTGCTGGTGAGTTTGGCGATGCAGTGGGTGTTGAAGAATATAAAGCTAAAATTGATGGTGTGATAGCCAAATTAAAGGAACTTGGAATAGATACTACTGAACTTGAAAAAACACAAAAAGAGTTACAAGAACAATTAGATAAAACAGCAGGCTCAGTTAATAAACTGACAAAGAATCTGGATAACCTGAAGGATGTAGCTATAGCCACAGGCAAAAAGCTAGTAAAAAGTTTTGATGATTTTGAGGACGTAGCCATACCAGCGACTGCCAATGTCACAGATGCAATAGTAGTATTTCTTAAAAAACTGGATGGTGTCACTGAGGCTATCGAAAAGATACCTCCAGCATTGGCAAAAATTAAGGATATAGACGCGTTGGGAGATATTAACGAAGCTCTTGAAGCTTTATATATGTCGTTTAAGCCTTTCCCCCCAGTTATCGAGAAAGTATCTAAGGCACTCCAGGAAATTAAAGACGTAGAAGCGTTAGGAGACATAAACGAAGCACTAGAATTATTGTATATGTCATTTAAACCTCTTCCTAGAACTATCGAAAAAACACGATTGAACTTGGAAAAAATCAAGGATGTGGACGCATTAGGGGATATTAATGAAGCACTAGAATTATTATATCTTTCATTCAGACCGCTTCCTGAGGCTATTAAAAAGATACCAATAGGAATTAAGAAAGCAGAAGACGTTATAGTCCCAGCTTTTGTCAATATTTCGGTTGCCCTTAGAGACTGGATTATTATGATGACTAAACCTTTACCTGCGGCTATTAAAGCAATCCCCATAGCAGTTGAAAAAGCCAAAGATGTGATAGTTGGTGCTACGGACGAGGAAATTCAAGCTATTTTAGACCTCATAAAAGAATGGAAGAAAGCAAGAAATGAGGTTAAAACCTTCGCAGAAATAGCTGCTGATACTTGGGCAAGTGCATATGAAAGTATAGGAAGGGCAGCATTTTCTAGCATAGTTGATATTATCAGAGGGGTAAAAACAATGGAAGAGGCATTCCTTGAGTTTGCCAAAAAGCTCCAGACAATCGTTGTGGATGCTCTTTTGAATCTGGCTGTAGCGGCAGCAAAGTCAGGAAATGCAATAGCAGCTATCTTTTTAGGATTAGGGGCTCTAATTGTTGCAACTTTTGATAAGATAATAAGTGAGTTAGATGGATCTGCTGAAGCTGCTAGAGATTTGGAGAATGCACTTTCAAGAATAGGCGCAACCACAGAGTGGCTAGAGGAAAGCTTCAAAGATATCGGTATATCACTCACTGGTAGTATCAATAATGCAGAGAGGGCTATACGTAATCTTCAGCAGGCACAGGAAGACCTTGCACTCAATACCCGTGAGAAGCTGATAAAGGAGCTTGACAACTACTACGACTACCGAGTGCTCAAGGAAATGGACTTGACCGAGCTTCTGGCGTTATCAGCTGAGACTAGACTTGGACTGGAAGCAGGCACGCTTGAGGAGATAGCCGAGACTGCTGAGGAAGTTGCCGAGAGGGAAAAGGATGCCAAAGTCGGTACGCTTGCAGCAATTGAGGATGCCTATGCCAAAGAATCTGCTTTGATAGATAAGAAAATCAAGCTGATTGAGATAGAAATAACGCTTCTTATGGCGGCGGCTCAGGCGGAGAGGGGTAATTTGGAGGCAGCAGAACAGCTTAGACGGAAAGCATTGGCTGACCTTTCTCAGATGCTTTATACCGAAGAAGAACTATTGGAAATGGAAGAAGAAAAAAAGAAAGCAAGGAAAGGAGAAAAGAAGGGGATAGATGATGTTGCAGATGCAACCAAAGATGCTACTAGAGAAACTAAAAAATACGGAAGAGAGGGAAAAAGGTCGGCAGATGATGTAAGGAATGCTTTCGGGAGAACTAGAAGAGAGATAGAGGATTTAGAAGGCTCAACAGATAAGGCAAGAGTAGGAATCGAAGACTGGGGTGACGCTGGGAGGATGAACGCCCAAAAACTAACAGAAGGATTCAACGAAGCAAGGATAGGCATAGAATTATGGGGAAATGAGATAGACAAGCTGCCGAAGCAAATCGATATAGGGTGGGATATACCCGATTTTCCTGAACTGAAAATCCCTACACAGACAATTTATACAGACTGGGGCATAGATACTCCCGATTTCCCTCGCCTGCAAAATTATCAAATAGGGACTCCTTACGTGCCGAGAACCCAGGTGGCGGTTGTCCACAAAGGGGAAGCTATTATCCCAGCAGGTCAGAATAGAGCAGGCGGAGCAGGCGGAAATGGTGGAACTCAGGTAGTTTATGAGCGGGGAGCTATCAGGATGATTGTTCAAGGTGGGATTAATCAGCAGGTGGATTTGGAGAAAGCAATGGACTACTTAGCCAAAAAGCAGACTGAATTAATGAGGAGACCAGGAAGATGAGTGTAATCTTAAAAAATAGCTCAAATGTAATTCAATATACTTTCCCTTCTGGGTGCGAGATTGATTCAGAACCTTTTTCCAAACGATTAGATACAGAGCCTAAAGCTTTTGCTCACGGTGGAATTATTGTAAGTGATAGTAAGATTTCGACAAGGTTCATTTCCCTTCACGGTATATTTGCCAAAGCTACTCAAACTCTTATGGAAAGTGAACTTAATTCTATCAAAAAAGCAGTTTATACTGAGGATTTACGTTTATACGCAACTCAAAATGCCAATGACTTCTATAAAGTTGAATGTCTTAGCTTTGAGCATACTTTTTTAGGGATGATTCAGAATGTAGAGATAAATATCGACTTCCTCGTGAGCGACCCTTTTCGGTATTATAAGGACTTGACTACCGATACAAAAAATCCCGTAGTATCAGGGACTCCCTACACAGTCAATAACGCAGGGGATGTTGAGGTAAGTCCTGTAATTTCCTATACCGCAGGCGGAACGCAGAGCAAGGTTAAAATCCAGAATAATGAGGATGCTGGGAAATACTTTGAATATTCAGGTGGACTGGTCAATACTGACGTTTTGGAGATAGATTGCTTAGAAGGGACAGTAGAGAAAAACGGTAGTGACGTGATAGTGGATTGGTTAGGCAGTTTTATCGATTTGGCAAGTGGAGATAATACAATAACCATTACCATTACAGGAACTTCGGGAACTTCCGTATGTATATTTACTTTTAGAAAAAAATATCTATAAAAATTAAATAGGGAGGTAATTATTATGGTTTGGGATGCTACAAATCCGTCGGGTGCTACCAAAATTAAGGACTCCGATGACGAAATCCGTGACAATTTTGCAGCTATTGAGGCGGTGATAGGTTCAATTGCCGACCCGTCTAAATTTAGTGTGGATGCTGATGGGAATGTTGATATGCATAGCCACTCAATTAACAATGTGTCGGTAATAAATGCAGTACTTGCCGCTGAGCTTTCTCAACTTGAGACTATGGGTGCTACCACTATCGTTGCTACTCAGTGGGCTTGGCTTGGGGCGTATGATGCAGAAAGTAATGCACGGGCTTATCTTGCTACTGCCTCTCAAGACGATTTGGTTGATGGTGTTCCCACAAAAATTCTTCTGAATGCTGAGTCATACGACCCTGGAAGTAACTTTGATCTGGCAAATTCCAGGTATGTTATTCCCGTGACAGGATATTATCAGGTGAATGCAAACATATCGTTTAAGAATGTAGTGGCGGATAAATCATACATTGTGCTGATTTATGTGAATGAGGCTAGGTATTCTCAAAATCTTTCTCATGCTGCCTTTGTTTCCACAACGTATGTTACTCATTCTGACCTCGTTTATGGAGTAGCTGGTCAATATATCGAACTATATGGTATATCTAATGCAGGTGTAAATACAGTTGACGTATCGAATGGTACTGGAGCTTGGACTTATATGTCAGTCCATATGGTTACAACTTAGAAGAGCAAATATTGAGAAACTAAGGACTGAGACGGAAAAACAGCTAAATTATGTAAGGCAACAAATGGTTTTTGGGGACTAAAAGGAAATATTAATAACCCAACACAATATGGGATTTGTTTTGAGGAGACTAAGAATTGAAGAAAAAAGAAACTAAATTAAAACAAATTGACAATCTAAAAACTGAGATTGAGAATAATATTGTTGGCTTTGATACTCAAATAAAAGAGCTTACTGGCGCAAGGAATTATGCACAGTTTTTGTTAGAAAAAATAAAGAAGGCTAATAATGGCGCTTGATGTAATTGCTAATAAAACTTGGGATGAGATAGACAAGACCTGGGACGAGTTTACCTTAGAGACTTGGGAAGGCTGGGTTGAGTTCGGCTATGCTTTGAAAATCTACAATACCAGTGGGGACAAGGTTGCCGAGATTACAGGGGACTTGAAGAATCCCACCCTAACCAGTTTAGAATTTGAGACTCTCCAGCAGGGAGGTTGTGGAGCTTTCTCTTTCACGCTTGCCAAGCCCTACACGCAGGCAACGATAGACTACGATTATCGGGTGGACATTCACTTTTTTACCGCACAGGAGCTTTACTTTTCTGGCAAGATAATCAACAAGCCCATAGAGGGCACAGAGAAGCCGCAGACCTATTCTGGCTGGGGTTACTTCAACGAGCTGGAGAAGAAGATAATAGACACGGAAATCTCGCCTGGTAGTGATATAGCAGTAGCAGTTACTAGTGTTTTGGATACTCATATTACACCTTACACAAGTATAGTCAAGGACGCAACTCTAATTGATACGGTTAGTCACGATTTGGTAGCCACGATTGATTTTGAGGATGAGTATGCCAACGAAATAATGAAGAGGCTTACCGAGCTTGCGGTTGACTACAAGTTCGGAGTCAATGAGGACAGGAAATTCTACTTCCAGGCTATTGATACCTCAGTAAACTACTACTGGCACGTAGGCAAGCACCTGTCAGAATTCCTACCAGAGGAAGACCCTTCAGATATAGTCAAGAAGGTTATAGCTATTTATCCTGAAGTATTTACTGATGGTTATAGACTGAAGATAACCAGCGAGGCAGGAGACTATGCGGGGCTTTATGACAAGCGGTTCAGCTTGCCTGAAATAGTCAACCCTTTCTCCACTACAGACAGGGCTCAGGGGACTCCCTCTACAAACCCAGCAGGCACGGGAGCAGCTAACCTTACAGATGGTGACTATTCTACCTTGTGGGAAAGTGGAACTAATCAGGCGAGCGGACATTATATTGAGATTGATTTGGGAGCAGACTATGAAAATGTTGCTGCAGTAGAGATAGACTCAATCCACGCTAACGCTAAGGAATACTGTGCCAAATCTATCAAGATAGAGGTCAAGCCTGACGGTGGAAGTTATGTTACTATGCTTTCTTCCGATAATGACATTGGTTGGAAGCCTTATCTTACTTTCAGGCCTACGACTGCAAAGTATATCAAGCTTTCTCTGACTGGCTCATCAAGTGAGGAGTGGAAAGTCGGATTAGTAAAAGTATACCAGCTTGATTTGACGGATGCTCAGAGATGGGCTGATTGGAAATTATCAACTTTGGAGAACGTGAAAAAGCGAGCAATTGCCAAAATTAGTAATATACAAAATTTAATAATGAACTCGGCAGGGCTATTTCCCATAAAGCCAGTAGGCAAGGCTAGGATATTTGACAGGAACGGGACTAAGATTGATGATTATCAAATTACCGCCTGTAAATATTTCCTATCTTCTGGAGGCTTCAATCTTAATCTTGAGCTGGGTGATGTAAAAACCATTGCCGACCCTATGAAGGATATGGAGAGGAGAATTAGAGAGAATGAGAATTCAGGAGTAAGAAGAGCGAAAAATCTCTCGCTTTCAAAAGGATTCCAGCTTTCTCAGATAAAGGGGACTTACATTGGAGAGAATGAAATTCAGACGAAGCAACTAGCTGCTAAGTCAGTCTTAGCAGGACAGGTTGAGGTAGTTGGAATTGACGATAATGGCCGAATTGTAATTGCCGATGCAACTGATGCAGATGAGATAACAGGAGGTATAAACAGCTATGCTACAACTCTCATCCAACCTGCTAAACTTTCTCTTAGTTGGGAAACAGGGAAGATAGTAATTGGCCAGAATGCCCTCGGAACTGACAAACCTGGAATGATAATCAATGACGGGACTCATGACAGAATTGAGCTTGGTAAGATAAATAGCGACTACGGGGGGACTTTTAGAGATGCAGATGGAGTCGTTTCAGTTCAGTTGGGCACAGTCCAGGGAATTTGGCATGAGGTTTATGATGAAATTCTAACTGAAGCTGCTACATCAATCACTATATCAGACTTAGATGGAAATAGCGATATTCTATATATGATTCGGGCAAAAATTGTAGCTGGTGCTGGAGGCACAATAGATTTTGCTTTACGCCCGAACAATGACTCAGGAGCAAATTATGGAAGACAGTGGGTTTTAGGAGAGAACGATGTAGTTACTGCAGGCAGGCAGACAAATGCTATTAGAATTTTTCTCTTAGATTCTACTGCAGAAAATCAGTTAGGTTATGGGAAAATTATGCTTTGGGCTAAAAGTGGGGTGAACAGACTTGCTATGACTGATTTTGGTTATAGAGCTGCGGTTGAAACTATAGGAAGAGTTGCTCCTTGTGCACAGATTTGGAACAACAGTACTGATAATATCACTTCCCTAGTATTCGCTGCTGATACGGCAAGTGGATTTGGAATAAGATCTCAAATTACCATTTATAAGAAGGTATAGAATGAAACCATACGTTGTGACCTATATGACTAAGAAAGGTAAAATAAAGGAAAAGGGCTTCCAAAATGGACTTAAATCAATTCAGATAATAGAGCCCTCCCAGTGGTATGAAGATAATGTTATGAAACCTCATCGGGTAATAGCACAGAAGGAAAGAGACTATGAGGAAAAGCAGTTAAAAGTTGCGAGGAAGATGAAAGAAATGGCAGAAAAGGAAATAGAAAAGGAGAGGAAACTATGAAGGTAAAGTTAGTTATTCCAGAAGAGATTGAAATTGGCAAGAATTTCACGGCTAGAGTTGAAGAAATAGTAGAAACGGAGGAAGCATTGTTATTGCAGGCTCATAATGAACCAGAAGTATTCGTTATCCTTAAAAATGTAAAGCATTGGTTACAGAATCCTGAGACAGCGCTAGCACTGAATTACGATATCTATAAAAGAAAAATGGTTACGCTTGAACAACTCAATGAGTATCCTACTGGTGATACCTTTAAAAAGATTGGTGAGCCGAAAAGAGCCAGGGATATTTATTATCCTTCTACTGAGCCAGTATGCAAGGCGTGGAGACCTGATAGGAGAGGAATTATAAGCATCGGTACAGGCGAGGGGTCAATGCCTTCTGTAGAAAATACTAAGAAATTATGTAATATCTGGCTTCCATTCAAAACATACTCAAGTTTTATGGAACAGATTGGTAAGACAGGAATAGAAGCGATTTTTATGCATACAAAAAGAGATGAGAATAGGTTCAACGTTGCGGGCTATCTGGCGGTGGAAGAACCATTGAGCAAGCCGTCCGGGAAGCCTATCGGTGAGCCTGACGACGGAAAGGTGACGGACTCTAATACTATTTGGGGGCGAATAAATACTTTTAGGAGAAAAACTAACAAGCCGATCGGCATTCTGGATAATGATGTCCATTTTAGAGTCTGGTCAAAAGAATGTAAGAGACATCTGGAAATTTATAAGGCTGTGGATTTCTTGATGAGCGAGCTATATCCTTACCATACCCAAGTAGAAGATCCGATTGAGCGAATGGAAAACTCTTATAAATGGATAGCCGAGTTCAGCGAAAAATATGACAAGCCGTTTATTGTTATTGCTCAGGCTACCTATGGGGAAGCCAATGGCAAACTGAATCTTCCTGACCTACAGGAGCAACACGACTTTTGGTGCAAGGAAAAGGGATTGGGTATTATATGGTGGAAATGGCAGGGCAGTTCTGGCCAGTCTATCAAGGAAGAGTTCCAGGATGAAATAAAAAGGCTACATAAATTATAATAAATAGGCCAGAAAGGAGACTATATGAGCAAAGTATCACCTCAAGAGAAAAGAGGGTTAAAACGTACCTTGAAATAAGCCTGATAGCAAAAATAGAGAGGAGATGATTACAATGGAATATATCGGTGGGTTAGCGTTATTTATCGTAGTGGTTTACATTTTCTATAAAGAAGTGATTCAGAAAAAATAGCAAAAGGAGAAGATAAAATAATGGCGGGGCCGAAAGATCCTAGAAAATATAAACTTTGGAAAAAACGGATAAGTGAGACTTTAAAAGGTAGACGCCATTCAGACGAATATAAAGAAAAAATGAGGGAGGCTACAAAAGGTAAACATGTAGGGGAAAATAATAATTTTTATGGTGGCTTGATTTTCTTCTGGAATAAACTATAATAAAAGAAAAGGAAACATTATGCCAAAAGGAATTTATAAAAGGACTAAAAAAGGAAAAGAAAATATGAGCGAAGCTCATAAAGGACATCTTGGTTTTTGGCTAGGCAAAAAAAGAAGTCCAGAAGATATTGAAAAGTTTAGACAATCTCATTTAGGAAAGAAACAAAGCAAAGAAACAAAACGAAAAAGAATGGAAAGTATTAGTGGAGCAAATCATTATAATTGGAAAGGTGGATTGACTCCGTTAGTAAGACAGGTAAGACGGTGTTTTAAGTATAGACAGTGGAGAAGTGATGTATTTACAAGAGATGATTTTACTTATGTTTTATGTGGAAAGCAAGGTGGTTGGGTAGAAGCAGACCATTATCCGAAAAGTTTTTCAGATATATTTTATGGAAATAAAATTAAAACTATACAAGAAGCATTGGATTGTGAGGAGTTTTGGAATATAAATAATGGTAGAACTTTATGTCGAAAATGTCATGATAAAACTAAGTCGAGAAAATGATGAACTCTAATGTAATCCAATTAAACTTTAGAATATAACAAAAGGAGGAACGAAAGATGGTATTAAAAAGTTTTGCAATACAGGCAGCGATCAACATAGGGTGGGATTGTGCTCTCTCTCTAATCTCTTGGTTATTGAAAAAGGGATATATCTCTTTTGAAGTATCAGTAGGAGAAGGACATCCTCTTTGGAAAGAGGCTGCCAAAATAACTAAGGATGGAATCATTACCAAAAGTGAGGTAATCGATTTTCTTAGAGAGACAAGCGAACATATTCCTGGAAGTATAGATGACATAATAATTAATGTTATTTGTATGGCGTTGGGATATGTAGATAATTTCGAATGGGATGCGTCTGAACAAGAAGAGTTGTTTGAAGCTATTGCACTGATGATAGAAGACGGGAAATTTACAAATTTTGAGGCAGCGGTAGTCCTTGATGCAGTCAATTCTGTAAGTGGACTGCTTAAAAAATGACTCTGAACAATTTTCAACTGACTGAAAATTTTAACCTACAGGAATATGCCTCACCGGACACGGACGAAGTGAAAATCGATAGCAGGGTGGTCGATATATGCCAGGACTTGCGGAACAAGATAGGTAAGCTCACAGTGACTAGCGGATACAGGACTGTAATGCACAACGAAAGAGTTGGTGGAGCTAGCAATTCCTATCATCTGAAAGGGCTAGCTGCGGACATCAGACCCAGAAGGCTAGATATGCTGCCAGAGCTTTTCAGGCTCGCTACGGGGAACTGGCAAATTAATGGACTGGGTTTGTATAATAAACATATTCATATCGATATAAGAGAAAAAGGACGGGTTATCTGGGTGAAACTATTCAACAGAAAGGTTAAATATTTCAACACGTCTGAAAAGGCGTTAGACTACTTTCTCAACTAACTCAGGCGGGGCGGCTGGCATAAGGCTTTCTCCTTTCCCTTATTATCGGCTGCCCTGCTTGACCTACCTATAAAAATCAACTTAAACAATCGGTGGAGTTTTTATTAGCTATGATAGGCTAGGACTGCATTTGCTAGTTTTGAGGTAGCTATTTTGGCTGATTTGCCTATTGACAATGATAATATATGTTGTATAGTATAGGTAACTTGATAATAAGGAGAAGAGAATGATAATACAAAAGTATAAAGGACATAGGGTTAACCTAGCTACAATAGAACCACTAAAAAAGGGAGATGATTATCAAATAATCTGCATAACAACAGGAAAGAAAACACATTACTTTTCGATTTCACCTAATATATCAATAGAATGGAGAGAGACAAAATGAAGATAAGAATAAAGAAAATAGAGTGCCAACGTTGCGGATGGATTTGGACCCCACGCAAGGATGATGTCAGGAGATGCCCGCATTGCCAGAGTGTCTATTTTGACATGCCGAAAAAACAAGCAAAGGAGAAGTAGATGATTATATTCTATATTATTGTCTTTGTTATTATTGGATGGATAATAATATCAGCAATCCAAGAGGAAATATTTTACAATAAGAAAGGTAAAATAATGTGGTTCAGTAAATCTTGGAGAAGGAGAGTAAAATGAGCTTATTCGAGATGATTTTTCTAGTGTGCGGAGTGGGAGCTATCTTATTTTTCCCTGTTGTGATTGTTGTTATGGCGATAGTGGGTAAAATTTTTGAGTGAAAAGAGGACAAGATGAAACAATCAGAATGTCCAGTATGTAGAAGAGACGTTTTAGCGGATTCCCCAGGTTTGCAGGCCGTATGTCCGCAGTGTAAGAAGGATTTAGCTGATAAAAAGAAAGGAGATATGATGAACAAACAAACGTTGAAGGAAGAGCTGGTAGATTTACGGATGTACCTAGCTGAGGCAGAAAATCAGGCGCTGAAAATAATAAGTAGACCCTGGTTCACAAGCTATAAAGGAAAACTTATCAACGAAGCTCATAAGGATATCCAATCAGCCGACGATAAGCTCTGCGAGCTGGCGGAACTATTAGGGCTAGACAAGCTGGATGTTGTCGAGCCAGAGAGGGTAAATTGATGAATAGTCCTCGTAACTACAAAGAGCTAGAGAAATTTATCAGTCAAGAAATAAAGGACGGGTTAGGTTTATTGGCAGAAACCAACCAGCAGGCTATTGATAATATTGCCAATAATTTAACAAGTCATATAGCTGAGTTTGTGGGCTATAAGCACGTAGAACTAAGAGAGCGAGACAAAAAGGAGAAGAGAGATGCAAAATGAAATATTATGGCGTAAAAATGAAGAAGAGTATAGGGTAGAGAAAAGGTGGACGTTGAAGGAGATAGCGATAGGCCTGATAATAGGGATATTGTATCTACTGGCAAGTGGCTGGCTGTATTTTGTCACGGTTATGGCGAGGTAGAAAATGGACAAACGGCATACTGACAATATTTGGAATTTTATCGAAAGGAAAGTCCAGAAGGCAGAAAATCAGGTTGATAATAACTGCCCAGAACTAGCGGCTGAAATTTTAGAGAATATAGAAAATGACATCAGGATAGGCATACAGACTGGATTGTTACCTGATAATTATTATGCCGAAGCAATTGAGTTCATCTATAATAAAATAGATAGATTGAATAAAATAACAATAGAAGAAAGGGGGATAATATGAACCTAGCAGATAAGACGGACAAGGAATTGTGGGATATGTTAGATAAAATAGATGATGAGATATTAACACTGGAACAAGATTACGATACTGATAAGGCTGAATTAAAAGATAAAAAACATAAAATATATCGAGAAATCATAAGGAGAGAGAAAGGAGAGTAGTATGGATAATGATGAAGAATTAAAAGAAGAAGCAAAGGAAGTATGGGAGAACTTGAGTGGGTATTTTGATAGAGAAGAAATAGAGAAGATAGCACACTTTATAATTAAGTTAGTAAAGGGGGAATAAGAGAGTTGAATGAATTTATTTACACAAGAAAGGAGAAAGTAGTATGAGTATAATAGGATTATCAGAAAAATTGAGGCTGCCAAGAAAAGGCAAGATTCGACTCGGTGAAAAAAAGCTAAGCAAGCAAGGCAAGGAATATCCTTCAGCATTGGACTATTTCGTAGTGCCAGAAGAAGTTGCGGAAGTCTATCCTGACAAGCCCCGCAAACTGGACATAATGTTTCCTATGGAAAACAGGGACGATTTCTTTCCCCAGTGGTACAAGCGTTACGGAAGCTCGAAAGGTTTAATTTGCAAGGGTGACGGAAAGACAGCTACCGAGATATTAGCAAGTCACAAAGGGAAACTTATCGAGGACAATAAAGAGATAGAACTCGGAAAGCCAGAAATGAAAGAGATAGACTGTGAGGGCAAGGAGTGCCCCTACTACCAGAGCAAGGAATGTAAGCAAGTAGGAAACCTACAGATTATCCTGCCGAAAGTGAAGGGGCTGGGAGTCTATCAGATTGACACGTCCAGCTACAATAGCATAATCAATATAAACAGCGGGATAGAGCTAATAAGAGGAATGCTGGCGAGGGTAGGAATAAATAGGATTAGCTGGATTCCTTTGGTATTAGAGGTCAAAATGCAGGAAGCTCACCCAGTTGTGAAAAATAAACGAATCAAGACTATCATACCTGTTATGAGCGTTGACCTGGAGATGTCAGTCGAGTTGATGATGAAAATGTTAAAAGGTTCAGCCTTGCCAGCTCCGCAAGCAGAGGTAGACAATCCTGATGTGGACGATAAGCCTGAGTTACTATTTTCAGATGAAGCTAATATAAACACAGGCGATAAAGTCAATTTTGTGAAGACTGGAATCAAATTTGATGCTACTAATTCAGAAAAAAATGAAATAGAAAAGGTAAATAAACTAGGCGAAACAGAGGTCAAGGATAAAGTCCTGTCAGAAGAGGAAGCCCAGAAGGAACAGGATAGAATATTAGAGGAGAGTAAGCAACCAGATTATGGAAAAGGCCGTAACCAACTCAACATCCGTTGGCACACTCTCAGAAAGAAGTTGGTCGAGATTAACTTTTTCGGTGATGATGAGAGTTATCGGGACTGGCTCAAATTTAGCTTCAAGGTCGGGTCCAGTAAAGAATTATCAGACGAAAAAATGAACGAGGGGATAGCATTGATGGCAAAAATATTCAACGAGCAAGAAAAGGAGAAGTAGATGAATTGGTGCAAGATATTAGGGCATAAGTGGTATCATTTTCGATATAAAGTAAATGTCACAAAATGTAAGCGTTGCGGAAAGTATAGAAAAAGTAAGACATTACAGGAAGAATGGGATGAAGTAGGAAAAGCTTTTAGAGAGTTAGTAGCGGAAGTAGAGAAGACTTGGCCTGCAAAATTTTTAAATTGGCTAGCAAAAAAATGGTATTGGAAAGTATTTACTTGGTATTTTTTGAGTGGATTGATAATATTGATGTGTTGGGAAATATGGATAAAATCATAAGGAAAATAAAATGAGCAGAAGCTACTCATATAGCCAACTTAACCGCTGGATAAACTGCCCGCTCTCCTGGAAGTATGCCAAGATTGACAAGCTCCCTCAAATAGAATCACCTAATCTAATACAGGGGCGGATTATACACGATAAGGTAGATGAGTATATCAAATATCTTGTCAAAAATAAACTGACAACTGACCTGAGCTGGCCTGGATTGATCGAGGGGTTAGACGGATTGCCAGAGGGAGCGGAGTTGATGGACAGGTTCGTTAGGTCGTTTGTGCTGAACTCTGAGACTCATATAGGGAGTGAAATTAAAATAGTTATTACAAAGGAAGGTAAAATAATAGAGGATTGGTGGAGTCAAAAGGCGTGGTTTCGGTTCAAGATAGATAAACTGGATATAGAAAAAGACAGGGTTATTATCACCGATTGGAAAAGCGGCTGGAATACGGATATTGATAAACTCCAACTGGAAATTTACGCTTGGGGGATAGGATATATGGGTATAGCAAAATTTGATACTATACTAGTCAAAAACCACTTTATCCGCTACAAAATCGAGAAATCAATCGAGATACCCGTGTCAGCCATAGAAGGCATCGAGAAGAAGGTCAGGAAAATAACGGCTCAAATGGAATCAGCTAAGAAATTCCCTGCCAAGCCAGGCAGTTTTTGTTCGTTCTGTGGATACACTAGCCAGTGTGCTAAGAGGATGAGCCTGGTGGAGAGAGGCAACCTGCCAGTGATAGACACACGAGAGAAAGCGATTGACTACGCAGGCAAGGTGCTGGTAGTCCAGGAAAGATTGAAGGCAGTTGTAGAACTGCTGAGAGGATATGTCAAAGAAAATGGGAACATCCCTTTGGCTACGGGTAATTATGGGTATAACGAGCAGAACACGCTGGATATACCCGATAAGGAGAAAGTATATAACGCCATCTGCGAACAAGGTGAGAATCCGCTGGACTATTTTAATATCGATAAAAGGATAATACGTAAAGCAGGGCTATCAGAGGAACTAATCAAGCCAGCTACACAAGTGAAGTTTGGATTTAAGAAAGGGGAAATAGTATGATGATAATTGATTGTCTAGCCAATTTCAAACTAGAAGTAGATTGTGATGGTATTGTTATTTCTGATGCTAGAGCAATAAATGTAAAGGTTTTTTCGTGGGAAGAAATTGCTAAGATATTAAAAGGAGCTAATTATGCCAAAACTAACCACAGAGAAAATAGCGGAGATTAGGGAAGCACTTAGGATAATTAGTATTGCCGCTGAAACGGTAGACTATCATTATCCAGTCAAAGCCGGGGATAACTTGACAATCATTAGGGAAGAGGTTGCAAGCATTGACAAGTTACTGCCAGATGAGGGGGTAAAATGATGGAATATGCAATCGAGACTCTAAAAATTGAAAAGTATAAACTAGTAGGAGTGAGGCGACAACTATTACTAGATGAACGGGAAGTACATATTTCTTTTCGAGAAGAGATAAATGAAATTTGCTATAAATTAAAGCAACTCGATTCTGCTATAGCTGAGTTAGGAAAGGAGATAAAATGAAAACAGAATATCTTATTCACGCTCTTGATAGACATACAGATGAGGCAATAGACCATCTTCAACATATTATTAGTCTTCTTCGGGGTCGGTCAATAGAGGCTGATTTTTTCTACGGAATGATAAATCGTATTAAGTCAGAGCGAAAAAGAGTTTGCAGACAAATCATAAGGAAGGAGATAAAATGAAGTGCATCGGATATGGTATCTTTGAAGGCAAATGTCAGAACAAAGCAGGAACACCATGGACTCCGTTTTGGTGCAAGCGGTGTGATGAATTAAGAAAAGCTCATATTACAAAGAATTTAGAAGAAATTAGAGATTCGTTTAAGAAGGACTCGAAATGAGACTACTAATAATCATCCTAACTATATCAGCTTTCTCGGCAGGTTACATAGCAAGCGAGTTGGTAGTAACCGCTCAGGTTGGATACGATAGGCAATTTGAGGTTGTTGAGGTGGAGGTAACGGCTTACAGTCCATCAAAAGCTCAAACATCAGGCAATCCATTTGAAATGGCTAGCACCTTAATAGCTATTCCAAATGACCTGTGGGAGCTAAAATATATTGCGGTTAGCAGAGATTTGAGAGCCGACTATAATATCAAATGGGGCGACAAAATTTTTGTTGAATTCGAGGTGCAAGATTTGATGGGTGAGACTGCCAATGGAGAAAGAATTGAGAAAACTGTGGATATTTTTATGCACTCGCAACAGATTGCTCTAAATTTCGGACGACAGTTTGATAGAACAATAATAATAGAAAGGAGGTAATATGAATATAGAATTAAGAACAATGAAGGCTATGGTAAAAGAATGGAGGAAGCGTGTTAAACAAGAAATAGAAGATGCAGAGAGAGATAGAGACGCAGAAGCACAAGAAGAAAATGAATCGGAACTTGAATGGACAAGATATTACATTCAGGGATTAAAGCGTGCATTAAGGGAAGGCAATATAATAGGAGAATAATATGGATAAATTTGACAGGTGGAGATATGAACCATGGCCAGGAGAGGAAGAACTAGAAAGAGAAGAATACGAAATATGTCACGGAGAAGGTTCAACTACAGACCATCACGATCCTTGTAGTAATTGTGATGGGAAAGGATATTTATAAATCAGCCGACTTTCCCTGAGAGGTGAGCAAAACTACTCGGAAGAGAATAGAGTCGCTAGAATGATACTTAAATGAAGCCTGAAAGTAAATAAAAGGAGAAGCAATGCGAGAAAAAACATTAAAACTATATATCTGGGAAGGCGTATTATGTGATTATTATTGTGGGATGATAGTAGCTTTGGCTCATAGTATAGAAGAGGCAAGAAAAATTGTTAAAAAAACAGACCCTTATATAAAATACTATCTAAAAGATTTGGATAAAAATCCCAGAATAATATATCTAACAAAAAATACAAGACCTGTAGCGTTTACAGTTTACGGACATAGTTAAATGAAGCCTAAAGGACAAATATATGAATAAGCAGATAAAATTATCAATACCACAAGTGCCGTTGAGCATAAATGAGACTAGAGGTATGAATATTCACAAATTGAAAAGAATAAAGGATATGTGGGTTGATGAAGTTTGGGTAGCGTCAGTTAAAAGTAAAGTAGGGCTTCATCCACTTGAAAAAGCTCATATATCTATCAAGATATTCTTTAAAACGAATGCCAAAAGAGATGCTGACAACTATCCCTGTAAAGAGGTGATAGACGCTATTAAGAACAACGGGCTAATTCTGGACGATAACTATGACGTGATAGGCAAGACAGATATTGACATTACAGGCAGGGATAGAAACAATCCGAGAGTAGAAATTGTTGTAGAAGAGATAACCGAAAAGGAGTTAAAATGAATAGATATTTAGAAGCACAGGAGAAAACAGTATCAGATATTATCAATGAAGCAATAGCACAGATTAATAAGTGGGGATTTCAGAGACACACGTTTGAAGAATGGGATGTTATCCTAAAAGAGGAGTTTGCAGAGTTTAAGTGTAAAGTTATAGCCGCAAAAGAGTCTGGTTATGATGAGTTAATACATACTGTAGCGGTTGGATTAGCTTGGTTGGTTGATATAAAACTAAAAAAAGGAGCTACCTAATGCCAAAAACAAAATTAGAAAAAAGAGTTGAGTGGATTAAGAAAATCAAGAGCTATAGAAATCCAGAATGTAGCTATCCCTGGAGTTTAAGCTCTGTAGGCTATTGCTGGGGATATGCTTTGTTAAGGGATAAATTTGGGACCTCTACAGAAAAAATAACATTCAAAACTATGTATAAAAAATGGCAGAAAGAACATTGCGAAAAATGTGAATATTGGGAAGGGAATAAATAATGAGCTGGAAGGCAATAAAAAAGGAGTATGAGGAGTTGGAAGGTAAAATAGTGTTCAGGGAAACCTATAGCGAGGCTAGGATTTATATCCCAGCGGGCACAAGAAGGAGAGCCAAAATAACAGGGGATTGTTATTGTAGGATTAACCGGTGGGAAAGTAAAGGATCGAGTGAGAATCATCATAAATTATTTATTCAGTTCTTCAAAAAAGAACATCAAGATTGCAGGCGAGTCCATCATGGCTCATTTGTTATCTCCAAAAAGATAGCCAAAGAATATACCAAAAATATGAAAATACCCAAAAGAATAGTAATCCCTGTAGTCACAGATAAGTGTAATATGCTTCTTGACTTACGTGACTTGCAAAAAGAGGAAATTTAATGACTGAAAAAAATGAGTTTATATCCTGTATTTATTGCAATTCAACCAATATCTACGAATGCGACGGGCTTTGGTATTGTAATGTATGCGGGCAGGTCTGGGATAATAACACAATTTTTGAAGGGAGGAAAAATTGATAGAAAGGAAAAAGGGTGTAGTAACAGTTAGAAACTGGGTTTATTGTGGTGACGGTAATCAGTATAAGGCGTTTTTCGGATGGACAAGATTTGAAAAAGCGGAGGATTTGCTTGGATTCAAGCCGGGATCAGGCCAGGCTAATTTTATCATTACTGTAGGATTTACAGACCCCATTTTGATTAGCGGCTGTGAGTTTATAGCTTTTGAGCAGTGCAATGAATTGACTGGCAAATCTAAGGATATTTTTTTGGTAGAATAGAAAGGAGCGTAAAATGATACATAAGGTCAAGGTGATCACCTGGGAGGTCAGGAGTCATAGGAATTGCACTACGCTTTCAGGGGAAGGAAGGATAACGGATACTACTGTGTCTCCTGTAGTATGGTCAAAGCCTGTTGTGAAGAGAGCGATATGGCACTTGCAGGACGTGCTGAAATGTATAAAGCGAATTGAGAAGGAGAAAATTAAAAAGAAAGGAGCGCAAGATGAAAGAGATTAAGATCAAGGAGAAGTGGCTTTATGAGGCGATGAATAGGGCGATGGAAAAGAAGGACGGCTACAGACAGGCTCTCGATGCTTTGTCTGATGGTATGAGGGAAACTAATAAGGTGATAAGCGACCTTTGGTGTGAAATGGAGAAGCTATACAAGCTCGATCCGAAGAAGAGATACTACTATATAAAGAGGACTCATACTCTCCAGGATACTTGTGCTAGGAATTGAGAGCCGGCTTGGCTGAAAAGGTCACTTGACAAAAAATATTGAGGTGGTATAATTAAAATAGTGAGGGAAGAAATGAACATAATCAAAAATACAATTAGGAAAAAATTAAAAACTGCTCTAGGCTATGTTCAGCCTATTCCCTCACGGAAATTGAGCAGTTTTTTTCATTGGGCTCGTTATCGGACTGCCTTTTGGTTTTCTGGTGCGAGCCCGTACTATTTTGAAAAAACTAATAAAAGGAGAAGTAGATGGCAGAAAAGAAAAAGAGAAAAGGTTGGATGGTCGCCCTAGGAATGATATTTTTTCTGATAATTCTTATGGCAGGGGTCGGGATTCTGGTAAGTGATAGCGAAACAACCAAAACAGAAGTAGTGCAAACTAAGACCCTGAGTGCAGAAATAACGTTTGATGGATCTCAATTCATTATCACTAATAATGATAATTATACCTGGACTTCAGTCAAGTTTATGCTGAATAGCGGCATTATTAGTGATGGCTATGTTCTGAGATATTCCCGAATTGAAGCAAAGACTACTTATACCGTAGGAACGTTGCAGTTTGCCAAATCAGACGGAACAAGATTCAACCCTATTACTATGAAACCGCAAAGTATTGTTATTCTTGCTGACCAGGGAAATTGTGCCCTCTACTGGAAATGATTAGAATATAAGGAGGTAGAATGAATATAGAAAAATTAGCTAAGTTTTTTTACTCAAGTAATTCAAGCAATGATGTTCCCTTTAGATTATCCCTATCGGCAGGACAATATAGCGGGTTTGACTTAGATGAGGAGCAAATAAAGGAATTATTGAAATTTTTACAAGACGAAAAGAACTATAATAAGGAAAAATTTCAAGGTTTCCTAGAGAAATGGATTTATCCGAATGAGAGGACAAAAAATGAACTATAACGGATGGCTTCGTTTTCATAGGAAACAGTGGGGTAATTGGATTAGTGAGGATAAACCATTTTGTAAAGGATATGCTTGGACTTATTTATACTCTGAAGCTAATTGGGAAGATGAAATATGGGCAAAAGAAAACGTTAAAATTAAAAGAGGACAGCTTCCTACTTCTGTTAATAAATTGGCACAAAATTGGGGGTGGAGTAGAGGCAAAGTTAATACGTTTCTAACCAGACTCAAAAATGATAGGATGATTGACATCGAAAAGACAATAAAATATATCGTGGTAACTATTATCAATTATGAGTTATACCAATCAAAGGAAGGTGAACCTGACACAAACCTGACACAAAAAAGACATAAAACCTTACATACTATAAGAAGTAAAGAAGTTAAGAATATAAAAAGAACTACTACTACTAAACAGAAGCAGAAAATTAACTTCGACTTTGATAAAGAAATTTGGGAAAATATTACAGATAAAGATATTGTCTCTTGGAGTAATGCTTATCCTGCATGTCGGATAGATCTTGAATTAAAGCAAATGGAACAGTGGTTATTGAGTAATCCTGATAAAAAGAAAAGCAGATATAGAAGATTTATTACTAACTGGCTTATAAGGTCACAGGATAAAGGTGGCACAAAAGGGCTAGTAAAAGACAATATCGACAACTTACCAAACTTGATGGAGGACTAAATGGAAATAGAAAAGGCTTTTCTGGCCAACCTGATAACAGGCGGACTCAAAGAGGCCAAAAAGATTAAGGAGATTATTCACCCGAATGATTTCATAGTAGAAATGCACCAGGAAATATATCAGGCAATAGTCGAATTTGTGGAGAATGATAAGCCGTTTGACGCCCCTCTCCTGATTGACCATCTGCGGGTTCATTCTCGTCTGGCGAATGCGACTACACCTGTTAGATATTCTAAGGTAATCCTAGATATATTGGATTGGAAGGTTAGCTCTGCTCTCCAGGGTGAGTATATCGAGAAGTTCTATGAACAGAGATTGCGCAGGAAAATATCAGCAATCATAGAAGAGCTTCCTGAGAATTTTGACAAGGTTGACCCTGCCGATTTTTTCAAAAAGATAGATAATATCAAAAAAGAGGTGAAGGGAATAAGTGAGTTTGTCAAGCTATCAGATATAATGAGCAGAGTCCTGGATAGCATAGAGAAAAAGCAGGGCGTAGACTTCCAGTTCTCACTTATGGATTTAAACAATTCGCTAGGTGGGCTAGCTAGAGGCGAGTTGCTGCTTATCGGCGGTTTCACCTCGCAGGGCAAATCTAGCCTGTGCATCCAAATGGCTATGGACTTCGCCGAGCAGGGCAAAAAGGTGCTATTCTGCTCCTCAGAGATGAGCGAGTTCGAGACCGCCAGGAGAGTTTTGGGTAATTACTGTGACTTGGTAATTAGCGACTTGAGAAGGGGGATACTGGAAAGGGACATATCTGAATTACGAGACGTGATAGATACATTGAAATCCTGGAAGGTTGTCCTCCATATTATATCCAGCACTGAGCAAGTCGGTAAAGCAGTGCTTAAATACCAGCCTGACATTGTTATAGTCGACCATCTGCATAATCTGAGAGGACAGGGCAGGAGTCCTTATGAGCGAACTACTTATAATATTAAAAGTTTGCATGAAATCTGCAGAGTGGAAAGGGTAGGAATGGTAGTTGCCAGTCAGCTCCACAGGCCACAAGATGAGAAGTTGAGACCTCCCAGAATATCTGACTTGAGGGAAAGCGGGGCGGTGGAGGAGACGGCCAACAGTATCATTCTGCTATACTGGAAGAACCAGAGGGAGAACGGGGAGATAAAAGAACAGGAAATAATGGAGGTCAGACTGGTCAAGAACAGGGACGGCAAGACTGGCAAATTTCCTATGCTTTTTGAACCTCGCTATTGTAGGTTTAGAAATATTTTCAAGGGAGATATACCAAATGGCAAGTAAGCTGCTTGAGATTTGCAAAAGGCATAATCCCGAAATTAAGGAGATTGTTGATGATATTGAAAGGGGGGATAGAATGGCAAATGAGAAGGTCAAAATGCAGGTTATCCTGTTCGATATTGTCAATCATCTGAGGGAGAAGGGCATAATAGACGATGAGAGGAAGGAATACTATATGAGTAAGCTGGTCAAAGGTATGGATATGATGGCTGACAGGGATTTCTGGGAGCTTATAGACGATATGTGGACAGTAATACAAAGGAGCTAAAATGGACTCATTCGTAGCAACCAAAAAAGGCAAGCGGATAGTAGTCAGTTTGGATGATAAGGTAGTAATTGAGCGTCACACCAATAGGATAAATGCAATCAATAAGTTCGATGCTAGGAAGAAGGAGCTGAAGAAACTAGGCTACCATATCCAGCATATTGCAGTCGATACTATCCAGGGCAAGCGTATCGAGAGGAGCGAGTCCGTCCAGCGGCAGAGGAAGATCAGGGTATTAGGGCAATGGGTAAATGCGTGAAAGGGGGAGAAAGAAGCAATGAACTATAAAGAGTTAACGAAGAAGATAAAGGAAGCAGAAGCACATAGAGAGTTTGCACAAGCTACTGAAACACGGGATTTCTGGAAAGGTTATATCTATGCTTTAAAGGAAGTTAGAAAAGGAGAATAATAAGGGATAAAGGGAGATAAAAAATGTTGTCATCATTAGAATTACTTGAACGGGAACGGCTGAATCACTTACATTTTATAGAAAAGTATAGTAGAGATCCTGAAACTGCTCAGTATGTTTGGAAAGAAGTTGAAGAATCACATAAGCAATTGAAACGACTAAATATAGCAATTCAGAAGTTGAGTAAGGAATGGAAGGAAAAAAATGATACCAAAATATAGAGTATATTCAGAGAAGGACGGAGATGACTAAACAGGAAATACTTAAACAAGCACAACGTCGGGTATGTGAGGCATATAAGGAGCTACAGTCAGCAGTAGTGTGTTTAACGGAGACTAACGCTTTATTAGAAGAAGTAATCAACAGGGAGGATAAGGAGGAAATCAAGATGAAAATAATGGCAATATGGGATAGGCATATACCAGCACCAGAAAGCTCAACGATATTTTGCTTATTAGATAACGGGGAATTTTTAGAACTTAGATTGGATACAGAATATAAAGGGACTGATGCGGAAGGAAAATCACTCTATAAAGAAACAGGAGAGCCTTATTACGAGGCAACTTTTGGCAAAGGGGACAGATTTACGTTTGGAGAAGCGAACTATATGATAAGGAATTTTGGAGGGACGTTGTTAATAAATTTTGAAGAAAAAGTAAAAGGTAATAATTGAAAGGGAATAAAATTATGAGAAAAAGTTGGCGGTCAAAAAATTTGATTGACTATATAGCTAAAATATGGCTAAAATATGGTGGAGATTTTGAAGGATTTAGGGCATGCTCTACTGTGATAGAACAAAGGATAATGTTAAGAGGAGCAAGCCGAAAAAACATTATGGGATTAAAGGAGCTAACCATGCCAAAACTAACCACAGAAGAAATGTTGATGAAAGATATTAGAATTAAGGAAGGAAATAGAAGCAAAGGCGGACTGAATGAAATACCTACTACTCCAAGACCAGAGCCACCAAAGCCCCAGGGTATAAAAAGGGAACTAACCATAGAGTCAGAGAATATAGCGGGGATTAGGAAGATTTTGCAAGAGATATTGTTAGAAGCTCAGTATATACAAATTCCAACAACTAGGTATAACATCATCGGACAGGTCAAAAGGATTGACAGGCTATTGCCAAAGGAGCAAGCTAAATGAACAAAATCCTGTACGACAAAATAACCAGTAACGACAACTGGGTGCTGGTAGCCCAGGCGCTCATAGACAAACAGGCTGAGATAGTGGAGCACTATAATGCAATAAGGGATTGGATAACTGAAACTGAGAAGATTCTGAATAATATGAATGAATTTAATCATATTTCTGTAAAGAAATTAGAGAAGGTAATGAACTGGATAAACGGGCTGGAGAAATTGGCTGAGAAGCAGGAGATAATTAAGTGATAAGTCAGCAGGCCAGAAGTAGAAAGAAAAAGAGGGAAGACTACGAGGCACAGCAGTCTTACTGGGAAGGGCATAGGTGGTGCGAGGTGTGCCTATTTGAAGGAAGGGGACGGGTTGAAGCAGTCTGCGCACACGAAATATTATACAGGTCACAGGGAGGCAAGTGTGAAGAGGATAATATGTTAAGCGTCTGCAACGACTGCCATTTGAGGACACATTTCAGGAAGACCCCTTATTTACACAGGGACGACTTATATAAGATGAAGGGAGGAAAAGATGTTAGATAAAAACAACTATCCTGACGAACAATCACTGAAGGAAATAGCAGAGTGGGACATCCTCAAGCAGGGTATTCGGGGTCTCTTAGTTTTGGTTGAAGAGAATACGAACTGGCCTGATTGGGCATTTTCTATCAAAGGTAAGAGAGTTCTCCGCTTTGAGTATCACACTGGAGGCTGGTCAGGGAATGAGGATGTTATCAATGCCTTACAAGAGAACATACTATTTTGGGCAATGTATTGGCAGAAATCAGAAGCAGGTGGGCATTACTATTTTAGAATAATGCCGATAAAGAAATAAGATGAAGGGAAGGAAATAATATGGGATGGATAATAGGAACTATAATTGGCATTATCAGTCTTGTAGGGTTCGGGCTAGTATATTGTGAGATTATAAAAAGGAGAATGAGATGAAAAGTAAGTATATCAAATTATCAGAAGTTTTAGAGGTAAATAAGGACTCAATAACGGTAAAGGTTGAGTTTGACATCAAGGAGTTGGTAGTTGATTTTATCGGCTATACGAATCATATTGCTGATATAATTAAAGATTTAGCCGAGAGAATGGGTAAGAGAATTATGGAAGGAGAGAATTTAACTTAACAAACTTACCGATATAAAATAAAGGGAGAAATATTATGTCAAAAGACCTGATAGACAAAATAAAAGAGGATATAAAGGACTGGCGAAAGGTGTCAGAATCAGGGGAAACTCCTAAATTGCCAGGGGAAGGCTTTGAAAAAGGATGGAAATTAGGGATAAATAGAGTATGCAATACGATTGAGAGGATAATAAAAGAGAATGAATAGGTGGAAGGATTTGTATAAGATGAAGGGAGGGAAATAGATGACAATAATATCGTATATTCTGTTTCCAGTAGGCATATTGATAGGAATGATAGTAGGACAGCTTTCAGTTTGGAGGTATCTCAGGAAGAAAAGGACTGTTCGTATTGATATATGGGAATATAGTGCAAGGAAAATTACTAAAACTTGAAACT